TCCTGCACACGACCACATAGTCCACTGGGCTTCCACTGATGGCACGGCTCTCACCATTGTCCACTTTCTCCTTCGCACGAAGCTCGTCCTTCAGGAAGTCAGTGAACACATGTGCTAGCCGCTCACCATTGCGTGCGGCAGCTATGATCTCCTCAACTCTATCTCTCAGGGCGATGACTTCCTCCTTAGTGAAGTCAATCCCCTCATCTCCGCAGAACATGTCTCTTTTACGCTCATACAGCAGCCTAGCTGGATAACCAGCCGAACTGCGCATGTTGATGGCCTTTAGGCCACGTCCTTCAATACCAGTGATTGCTTGCTCGAAAGTGAGCACATCAGTGCACAGTTGGCCGTGACCTCCCAATGCTTCTGCATGGCCATCGCCATCACTGCTCTGTGGTTAGGCACAGGCTTACACAACACGGGTGTGAAGTAGTTAGCCATAGCCTTACGCATAGGGTAGATGGTCTCACCGTCCTTAGGGAAAGGACGCAGGCGAGCTGGGTACCTCTCACAAGGGGGCATGATGCCGGAAGGGGGGTAGATGGCATACAGCTGCGTCTTGTTTGCACTAAACACAGGCTGGTCCACCACCCCAATGTGTAGCGCGCTGCCGTCAGCAGTGCCAGCCTGCTCTTCAGCAGGACAAGGCTCCAACTGGACACCGCGCTTGGCCAAGTCCTCAACTAGGCGGTCATTGACGGCGCCCAGTATCTTCATGGCGTGCGTTGCTGACTCTCGCGACAAGATTGCCGCGTAGCCAGTACGCTGTAGGACATTGACCTTGGCTGCAACATGGATGCCGAGAAAACACGAGCCACCGTAGTAACGTGGTTCCGCAATGGTTAGCGGAGCTCCACAATCACCAGCGATGGTCTGCGCCTCATAGGCAAACACGTTTGCACACGCTGCCCGGGACATCACAATCTCCTCTTGGTATCTCACAGTCGTACTGTGGAACACCGTCCTCGTCAACTTCACCTTGTCATCATCGCATGAGTGCCGCGTCACATCCAGACGCACCGGCGTATTGATCTTGTTATAGACCAATGCCAAGTGCTGCTCTGAAAGCATGTGGCCGATGATGTTCCTGTGGCTCCGGATGGCTCCGAAGGGCAAGCGCACATACACAATGTCGCTGCCATCGACCTCCACCTTCTTACTCTGCAGCAACATGGTGCGGGGAATCTCGTAAACAAACCTGTGCTGGGCAACGCTGCGTAGCGTCACCAACTCACTGTCAGTCTGCTCCAAGACTCCAAGGAAGTGCTTAGGCATCACGAAGAGTGTATCACTAATGAAAGTGACCACTCCCATGGCGACATGGGGCATACTCATGTGGTACCCGTTCTCATAAACAATGTTATTCACACGTTCATCGGGCGGGTTACCGAGCTGCTCAGAAATGGAAGGGAAAGCGTTCTTAGGACTCCTCTTGCGAGGGTGGTG